AACCATTGCTAACAGCGACTTTGATGTATTCGCATGACCGCCATCGAACTAAACGAACGAGTCAAACGCCCCAATGGGGCGATTTTTGTACCCTACGCACCTGACCACTTCAGTTACATAAATACTCACAACCAAGACCTCGTTGGCATTAGCAATTTGGTATCGGTGCAGCAGATGATCGACGCTCAGTCAGAACTTGGACCCGCAGTGACGGTACTTATGCACGGTAGACCCGTCGGTATCTTTGGGGCAGGAGCCATCTGGCCGGGAGTCGCGGAACTCTGGTTCATCCCCGACGAAGAACTACGACGCTACCCACTGTTTATGTGCCACGGAGCCAAAGCATTTATTGATATCACGGCGATATCAATGTGTTTACACCGCCAGCAGATTACAGTAAGGTGCGATCACAATCGGGCAGTGAAATGGGCCGCAACCATCGGGTTTAATCCCGAAGGGACATTGCAGGCATACGGCCCGGATCGCAGTGATTTTTACATAATGAGCATTGTGAGGCAAGTATGAGCGGATTATTCGGTAACGACCGCGCAGCTAGACAACAATTGGAAATGCAACGGCAAGCCAATGCCCGTGAAGATGCGCGTCTGAAAAAACAAGAACTGCAACTAGCAGAAGAAAAGGCCGAAGAGGCTAAACGTGTGATGGCGCAGGCAAATGCCCGTCGCCGTGGTGGCGCAAGAAGTCTCCTGTCAATGGAACGGGTTGACTCTGAAGCTGGACTCCCTGAACTACCATTAGTGAGGCAACTATGAGCGGTGTTGTTAGAGGCGTTAAGAATCTTTTGCGTGGCGGTTCTTCCTCCGCGCCAGCACAACCAGCAGCCCAAGCGTCTGCTACACCAGCAACACCAAAGCCACGCGCAGCTACAGCTGATGAAGCAGTCAATGCACTGCGTCGCCGTCGCGGTTCACGCACACTACTCTCGCAAGAGCGTATGGATGCTGAAGCTGGCCTAGCTGGTGAACAAAATACCCTAGGAGGTATGTGATGGAGAAAAAGGACAAGATGCAAGCCAAGGTGCGTAAAGTCATGAGCGAGTACAAAGCTGGCAAGCTGAAGTCTTCGAGCGGCGACAAGGTAAAGTCACGCGACCAAGCGGTTGCCATCGCAATGTCTGAAGCAGGCATGGCTAAGAAAGGCAAGTGATGAAAGAAGTCTGGGATAAGGCACGGCCTAAAGACTTGGGTGAGCCGAAGAAGCTAACGCCAATGCAGAAGTCCGCAGCCAAACAGATGGCTAAGAAGGCTGGACGGCCCTATCCTAACCTTGTGGACAACATGAGAGCCGCGAAAGGTAAATGACATGAAGTTCTCTATTGAGATTGAGATCGAAGAAGAGCAAGAGGAGATGAAACCTCCCTCGGCGTTCGAGCGTCGCGTCGCCAAGATGTTAGCCAAAAAGGCTGGCCGTAAGACGCCGAACGAAATGGATATGAAGAAGGCGGCAGAAATGGCCGACGAAGAGGAAGACAATGGCGACTAGAGCGTTGGAGACTGTCTATCGTGACAGGCATATGCGTATTTACAAGTGGACCGGCCTCTTGATGGGTGACGATGGCGCACCACTGCAAGTTGATGAGTTCCACCACATTACGATCCACGGGTTCGGGTCGTTTGCTGGCAGTGCCAACTTAAATATTCTCGGTTCCAACGAAGGTAACAACTTTGCTGTGACTAAAAAGCACGATGTCGGCTCAATGATTCTGACGGCAGATTCAATTGAAAAGCTGCTGACCGAGCCACGCTATATCAAGCCAAGCATTACTTCCGGCAATGGGTCAACCAACCTTTCTTGCTGGGTTTGTCTAAGGACTGACGGCACGACATGAGTAAGTACAAAGACCCTGAAGGCGGTCTTACTGAGGCTGGCCGACGAAAGTTCGAGGCATCTGGCGAGAGCAAAAACTTGCAGCCGGGAGTCAAAGAATCGTCGCCGTCCGGTGATAAAGCCAGACGCAAAGGGTCTTTCCTCACACGGTTCTACACGAATCCAAGTGGGCCATTGGTTAACGACAAAGGTCAGCCAACACGACTGGCATTAGCAGCAAACGCATGGGGTGAACCAGTCCCGCGCACCGCTGCATCTGCATCACGGTTAGCCGCCAAGGGTCGGAACCTACTCGAAAAGTACAAGCTGGATAAGGAAGACTAAATGAATTACTCCGTCGATGAGATCATCAAGCGACACAGACTCGCACGTTCAAAGAAAGAATTGTTCCGCGATCTGTACGAAGATGCCTACGAGTTCTGCCTGCCACAACGCAACTTGTACGGTGGCGAATACGAAGGACGCAGCCCCGGCCAGAAGAAAATGGCACGGGTGTTCGACTCTACTGCGATCAATTCGATTCAGCGATTCGCTAACCGGATGCAGTCCGGTATCTTCCCGCCGCAGCGTAAGTGGTGCCGCCTAGAGCCGGGACCAGAAATCCCAGAGGATCAGCGTTATCAGGCACAAGTTGTCCTAGACCAATACACCGAGAAGATGTTTGCTGCCTTGAAGCAGTCGAACTTCGACATGGTGATCGGCGAATTCCTGCTTGACCTCTCCATCGGTACAGCTGTGATGATGGTGCAGCCGGGAACGGATGATAATCCTATCTCGTTTACGCCAGTCCCACAGTTCCTCGTGTCGTATGAAGAGGGTGCAAACGGCACAGTCGATAACGTTTACCGCATGATGCGTGTTAAAGGCGAGGCCGTTGCCCAGCAGTGGAAAGGCGCAAAGATTCCTTCTGACTTGGCACGGATGATTGAGGACAAGCCGACAGAAGATATCGACTTTACTGAGGCTACGCTGTTTAACTATCGCCGTGGTGAATACCACTACTGCGTGGTGCATGAGAAGAGCAAGAGTAAGATTTATGAGCGCACGTTAAAGACAAGTCCGTGGGTAATCAGCCGCTACATGAAGGTGGCCGGCGAAATCTACGGTCGTGGTCCTGCGATTACTGCGTTGCCAGACATTAAGACCCTAAACAAAACACTTGAGTTGCTGCTGAAGAATGCTTCGCTGGCAATCTCGGGTGTGTACACCGCTGCGGATGATGGCGTATTGAACCCGCAGACGGTGAGGATTGTCCCCGGTGCGGTTATCCCAGTGGCGAGAAACGGTGGTCCGCAAGGCGAGTCTCTCAAAGCACTGCCCCGTGCTGGGGACTTCAATGTCAGCCAGATCGTTATCAATGATCTGCGTCAGAACATCAAGCGTACCCTGCTGGATGAGTCGCTGCCACCTGACAACATGAGCGCACGTTCGGCTACCGAAGTGGTTGAGCGTATGAAGGAGTTGTCGCAGAACTTGGGTTCGGCGTTTGGTCGCTTGATTAACGAGACCATGATCCCGCTTGTGTCCAAGATGCTAGAAGTCATGGACGAAAAGGGTCTGCTAGTAATGCCGCTGAAGGTTAACGGTATGCAGATTAGGGTTGCGCCGGTAGCGCCGCTGGCAATGGCGCAGAACATGGAAGAGATTCAGAACATTATGCAGTTCAAGCAGATTGCGGAGACCTTCGGACAAGAGGGTGCAATGGCGCTGAACAATGGTGAGACAGTGGACTACATCGGCGACAAGCTGGGTGTGCCGGCAACGCTGCGTACTAGCGCGGTTGAGCGTCAGCAAATGATGGCATCTCAAGCGCAAGCAGCTGCGGCAATGGCAGAGTTTCAGGGTCAAATCCCACAGGGTTCGACGCAGGCAGTCGAGCAGGCTACAGGTGAAATGGACATGGGAGCAGCGTAATGGACTACGGTAAGCGACCTGATGGGATGGCTAAAGGCAGCGGCTACTTTGGTGAGATCAAGCGTCCTGACGGTAATGTAATGACTGAGATCAGCATTGGCGTAGGATTGAACGGTAAGGAAACGCAGATTCCGCTGATCGTGCCGACACTAAACAAGCAGGAGTTGGACGCGCTGATGAAGAATGATCCGAAGTCTAAGGACTTTATGAAGCGCATTCCTGCTTCAGTGATCGATAAGGCAGTAGAACACGCGGTGCAAAGGATGCAGCAAAATAAGTCACCGTATGCCGAAGAGGGAGAGAAGTTCGCAGTTCCAAAATAAGGAGGGCAAATGGCAGGGTGGGATGATCTGGATGCAATTCCCAAAGTCGATACAGAAGAAATAACGACAAAGCGACAAGACTTAGACCGACTCGTTCAACGAGTATTCAGCACCGAGGACGGTCAGAAATTGCTGAAATGGATGCGAGAGGTTTACCTTGAGAATCCGTCTTGGCAACCCGGAGCGGATAACAGTTATGGCTACTGGCGCGAAGGCCAGAACGCCGTTGTCCGCGATCTTGAAGTCCGTATAAGGAGAGCATTGCAATGAGTGAGACAGCAGATACCGGCGGCCTCCTCGCTGGTGAGTCGATTGATTCCCCAGATGAGGCGACAACCACGGAGACTGGTGTAGATGTTCCGCATATCGAACAGCCCACTACAGCTTCCGCAGTTGAAGACGATGACGGTCCCTTAGAGCGGCCAGAGTATTGGCCCGAGAAGTTCTGGAACAAAGACGGCAACGAACCTTTACTAGAGGAAATTGCCAAATCGTACACAGAGCTAGAGAAGAAGTTTCGCGCAGGAAAGCATAAAGCCCCGGAAGGTGGGAAGTATGACACCAGTATCTTGGGTGAGGATATTTCCAACGATCCATTGGCAAGCGCCTATGTTGGCTGGGCGGCAAAGTATGGCCTAAGTCAGGAAGCTTTTGACGAAATGGCAAGTCAGTTCGGCGAGATCATGGGCGGTCAGGCTGAAGCAACCCGTCAAAGCGAAGAGCGTGAACGCGCAATGCTGGGGCCAAAGGCTGATGCCATTATTAAAGGCCATGTCCAGTGGGCAAAGGGTCTGGTACAGAAGGGTATCTGGTCAGGCGAAGACTTCGAAGAGTTCAAAATCTGGGGCGGCACAGCCCGTGGTCTTAACGCTTTGACAAAACTTCGTGAGACCTACGAAGGTCGCGTTCCGGTAGAGTCTGTGCAGATGGAAGGCGCTCCTAGCAAGGATGAGCTGTATGAGATGGTGGGTCGGCCAGAGTACAAGACTGATCCAGCTTACCGTCGTAAAGTAGAGAAACTGTTCCAACAGACATTCGGAAGTTAACGACTCCCTGCCACTTGGCATTGCCCCGCTTCGGCGGGGCTTTTTTATTGCGCTTTTCAAAAAAAGGGTGTATAAGCTTGCCGTAAGGACAACCTTCGCGGCCCTTGATGGAGGTGAATCTTCCCGCCTTTGGCGTGGCGTAAACGCAAGTCGCGGCCCAGAAACTCTGGATAACCAAGGCAAAGAGTGTTTTTCTAACTTTTTGACGAGGTAACATCATGGCAATTTCAGTATCTAATGCCTTCGTTACCCTGTTCGATGCCGAAGTTAAGCAGGCTTATCAGGCTGAGTCCGTCCTGCGTAACACTGTTCGGCTCCGTACAGGCGTAGAGGCTGCAACACACAAGTTCCCGAAGATCGGTAAAGGCGTTGCTACAGTTCGCGTTCCGCAAACTGACGTAACCCCACTGAACGTCACTTACTCGCAAGTGACTGCAACTCTCAGCGACTACATCGCTGCTGAGTATTCGGACATTTTCAACCAAGCTAAGATCAACTTTGATGAGCGTCAAGAACTCGTTCAGGTTGTGTCGAAGTCGATTGCTCGCCGTCAAGACCAGCTGATTATCGACGCACTGGTAGGTTCCGGCACATCGTTGACTGTTGCTTCCAGCATTGGTGGCGCAAACAGCAACATGAATCTGGACAAGCTGCTGGCTGCTAAGAGACAGTTGGATGCTAAGAACGTGCCTCCAACTGACCGTTTCGTGGTTATCCACGCAAACAACTTGGCATCGCTGCTGGACGAAACCGAAGTTAAATCGTCTGACTTCAACACCGTGAAAGCACTGGTGGCTGGTCAGGTTGATACCTACCTCGGCTTCAAGTTCATCACCGTTGGTGATCGTGACGAAGGTGGCCTGCCACTGGCATCCGGCGACCGTAAAGTCTACGCTTTCCACAAGCAGGCTGTTGGTATGGCCGAAGGTATGGGTCTCACCACTCGTATCGACTACATCCCAGAAAAGACCTCGTATCTGGTCGCTTCGATGTTCTCGGCTGGTGCCGTGGCTATCGACGCCGAAGGTATCGTGGAAATCGTCTGCGATGAAAACGGCGCGTAAAGGAGATAATCATGGCATTTAGTTCAACTGGTCTTAACTCTGCTGGCGCTCAGTCAAAAGCTGGTAGCGCCCCACAGATGTGGACGTACACCACCACCGATGCAATCGGCGATGTCAACACTGCTGGCTATTTCAATAGCGTAGCATCGTTGCTCAAAGTCGGCGACATCATCTTCTGCCACACCAGCACTGGTGGTACTCCAGCGATGTCAATCGTCTGGGTGAACGCCAACTCCGGCACAGTGGTAGACGTAACTGATGGTCTGACAGTCACAGCAACCGACTCAGACTAATTCGGTTCAAAGTAGTTCCGGGGCTGGCTTCTCACTTGGGAGGTCAGCCCTTTCTTACATGAAGGATTTGTAATGGCTGCTGGCGATTCCTCTTTGCGTATTTGCTCTGACGCTCTGTTGATGCTTGGCGAAAAGCCGATCTCATCCTTTAGCGAAGGCACCGACTCAGCCAATATCTGCGACCGGCTGTACCCCAACATTCGTGATGCGCTGATCCAGCAGTATCCTTGGGCGTTCTCGTTCAAAAAGGTTGTACTGTCTCGGACAATCAACACGCCCATCAACGAGTGGAAATACGAATACCAACTTCCTGCTGACCGCATTGGCCCACCACGCGCTGTGTTTACTAGCACCGCTGTTGGCGCTCGGCCATTCCAAGAGTGGGAAATTTATGAAGACAAGATATTAACTAACGCCACCACAATCGTGGTTGACTACCAATTCTCGGTTCCTGAAAACAAGATGCCGGTGTACTTTGTTCAGCTTCTGAAGTACATGATGTCGTGGCACTTGGCAGAACCGATGACTGACCAAGCAAGCAAAGCACAGTATTGGCAAAGCGTTGCTGTTGGCGCACCGTCAGACAATGGCCGTGGTGGCTACTTCCGAGTTGCTGCCAACATCGATGGTCAGGGTCAGACGCCACAAGCAATTGAAGACTTCAGCCTGATTGCTGTGAGGTACTGATGACTCGCTTCATCAACATTCAGACGAACTTTACATCGGGCGAGATCGATCCGTTGTTGAGAGCGCGTATTGATTTGAAGCAATACGAGAATGCCTGTTCGAAGTTGACGAATGTTATCGTGCAGCCGCAGGGTGGCGTTAAGCGTCGTGCCGGCTTAAAGTACATTGCCGAGATTGCCAATGCTTCATCGGGCGCTCGACTGGTGCCGTTTGAGTTCTCGGTGACAGACAGCTATATGCTGGTGTTCACAAACAATCAGATGGCTGTCTTCAAGGACGGTGCGCTGATTACGAACATCAATGGCTCTGGTAACGCTTACCTTAGTACCAGCAGCGTTGGCCTAACAGGCTCCCGGCTAAACACGATCTGCTACACCCAGTCGGCTGATACGATGATTATCGTACACCCTGACGTTAATCCTATTAAGCTGGTGCGTGGTGGCACAGATGCGTCGTGGACGATCTCTACCATCACCTTTGACTCAATCCCGTTCTACGCATTCACGCAGACCTTTACCAATCCTGCTGCTACTCTGACGCCAGACAAGACGTCCGGCACAGTTAAGGTGACGGCATCGGCATCGGTGTTTACTGCTGGCAGCGTGGGTCAGTACATCAACGCGACGCCACAGGGGCGATTGAGGATAACAGCTTATGATTCTGGCACGGTGGTTCGCGGAATCACTGAAATCCCATTCTTCGACACCAATGCCATCGCAAGTGGATCATGGGAAGTCGAAGGGGGTTATGAGGCTGTTTGGTCCTCCGGTCGTGGGTGGCCTCGCTCAGTCACGTTCCACGAAGGAAGACTCTACTTTGGTGGTTCCAAGTCGCGTGTCTCGACGGTCTGGGGCAGCAAAGTAGGTTTATTCTTTGACTTTAGACCGGACAGCGGATATGAAGACGATGCGCTTGAAGCCACTCTGGACACGAATCAGCTTAATACAATCGTTGATATTATTTCTGCTCGTGATCTGCAAGTGTTTACTACTGGGGCTGAGTTCTATGTTCCGCAGTCGGGCCTAGACCCAATCACTCCGACCAACTTCTTTGTCAAAGCGGCAAGTAAGAATGGTGCGAAAGAAGGCGCTCGTGTTCAGCAGCTTGATGGCGGTACGATCTATCTGCAACGCCAAGGCAAATCGCTTAACGAATTCATCTATACCGACGTTGAAGCCACATATACGACGCAACGGGTGTCGCTACTATCATCGCACTTGATGAAAAGCCCGAAGCGTCTGGCTTTGCGTAAGGCAACATCGACAGACGAAGGTGACTTACTGCTGGTGCCAAATACTTCTGACGGCACAATGGCAGTCTACACCGTGCTTCGTTCCCAGCAAATTGTGGCAGCGTCTGAGTTTACGACAGACGGCACGTTTGAAGAAGTCGGCGTCGATGTGTCAGACATTTATGCGCTGGTAAAAAGGGTGGTTGGTGGGACTGATCGATACTTTGTGGAGTTATTTACAGACGGGACTTACACGGACTGTAACAAAACTGGTGGTGCTGCTAGTACTGCTACAGGCCTGCCGCTTAATGGTAAAACTGTTAACGTCTTGGCCGACGGGGTTGTCCTAGAGAACGAAGTCGTTGCCAGTGGTTCAGTGACCTTCGAGCGTCCTGCGGCAACATCGTATGAGGTCGGCCTGCCATTTACGACGCAGGTTAAGACCATGCCGGTTGAAGTAAAGACAACGGCTGGCGTCAGAACGTCGTTTAGAAAGCGTATCGTTGAAGTTAATGCGATGGTGTATGAGACTCAGCACTTCGTCATCAACGACAAGCTGGTGACGTTTAAGAAGTTCGGTGAGGACATTCTTGACCAGCCTGAACCGACCTATACCGGACTAAAAGAACTCGAAGGTATCTTGGGCTACAGCAAGGAAGCGTATGTTGATGTTAAGCAAACGCTGCCATTAAAGATGACATTGCTGGGTCTTGAATATAAAGTATCGACTTACGCGGGGACATAATGCAATTCTTACCTTATGCACTTGCTGCGGTAGCTGCCGGATCGAAGATATATGGCGGCATTCAACAGCAGAAAATGTACAACCTTCAGGCCGAACAGTCTCGCCTGCAAGGTTCGCGTGAGGCACTAAAGGGCAGGATCGCTGCGCTGAACTACAACAATCAGGCATTGGATGTTCTAAAGAATTATCGCAAGTTTGTCTCAGCGGTCAATGCTCGTTCGGCTGCTGGTGGCGTCCGTGGTGGCGAAGGTTCTGCGGCAGAGGTAGCATTTCAACAAGGTGTGTTGTCTGGCCGGGACTTCGACATTACCCGCGAGAATGCTATTCAAGCGGTCAACATGGGTCTGGAAGCGCAACTGGCTGGTGAGGCACAGGCTGACATTTATCGTTCCGCTGGCAAGACAGCGTTGGTTCAAGGCGTCTTGGATGCTGGCGTATCTGCGTTTATGGGCTTCAAGACTGGTCAAGACTTGGCAACGCCGAGTGCAGTAGGCCGTGGATCAGTAGGCGCGACAACAACAAGCGGGGTAAATCCGTTGAATTACCCCGGTGCCTCCCCTACCCCGGCATATGGTATGCCAAGTAAATAACAATCTGACAAGGCGTAGAAATGGCTGAGTTACCTAAAGTTCAATCTGCTGGCGCACAACGAGCGTTGTTGGCTGATGTGCCGACCTTGCGCTTTGAGGACTTGGCTGTCAGTGCGCGTGGTGCGTCCAACATTGGCGATGCACTAGACCGCATGGCTGCAATGGTTGCCAAAGACCAAGAGTTAGAAGTCCGCAAGAAGGCAGCGCAGTTTGCTGTTGATCGCCCAGTTACTGCGGAGCAGTGGAATGTTATTCGTTCCGACAGTAAACAGCTAGAGAAATACTTTTCTGGGCAAGGCCGCGTCTTCAAAGAAGTGTTCATGGCCGCGCAGGCTTCGAACCTAAGTTCTGAATTGCAGGTCAAGCTTGAGAACAAGTTTGATTTACTGAAGAAGCAATTAGAAGCTGGCAAGGTAACAGAGGAAGAAGCGGTTGCTGACGCTCAAAACGCCATTGATGGTGCAGCACCTGTTGTGTCGGCAATGGACCCTGAGATTGGCCTTAAGTTCAAAGCCAATGTGGCAATGCGTGGCTCAAGTGTCTTTGAGAAAGCCGCAGAGATGGCGGCGAAGCGTGTCAAGGTTAACGACATTGTTGAGAATGGTCAGCTTATTGATAATATGCCAGACAGCATTAATCATCAAATAAGCAAGTTAATTGGGGCCGGTCAGCCAATCAAGTTTAAAGAGCTTGAGAAAATTGTTTTAGAAGGCCCACGGAATTATGCCGCGAAGCATGGCGACATTGATACTTTCTACAAGCCTGCGCTTAAGGCTTTCCGCGAAGCTGTTGCTAGTCGCATAAAGGATGCGGTCAATGCGCCTGCGTCATTGGACAATCCTCAGATTGTTCAAAAAGCATTGCAGAGTGGCAACTTTGATGTTGAGGTCAATGTTGCAGGCAACCGGCAGCAGATGAACTTTCAAGACGAGTGGGATTATCTTAACGATGCAGAAAAGCAATCTGTTCGTGAATCGTTTAACGCTGCGTTTGATTCGCGTTATAACGTACTGACAAAGAGTTCTAAGATTGCTGAACTAGTAGGCTCTGCTGCCACGGTAGAGTTCGCAGAAAACTTAAAGAACAAACTGATTGGTTTTAATGTCGGCACGATTGGCGTTGATGCTCTGTCGATTTCTGACTTTATTTCTAATAAGCTAAAAGAGTCTTTTGCTACATCACGGGCAACAAATTCGCCTGACATTTACAAGAATGCTCGCGGTGCAATTGTTGCTGTTGGTAAGTCATTCTTGACGGACTTTATCCAGTCTGGACCGACAGAAACTCAGATTAACCAAATACAAACTGGCAAGCCGGTTGACAATGCGCCAGCTATTAATTATTTATTATCTACCGCAGACCTTGAAATCAAGAACGATTTGAGATCGCATCTGTACAAAGAGATTCAGGCGCGTAATGAACTCCGTGCCAGCGAAGACCGTCGCAAAGAAGACATCAGAAAAGATAGTATTCGAGACCAAATCCAAATTATTTTTGGTGAGCCTCGTGGTTCTCAAAAAGTCAAAGACGCTTTGGTAGAACTGAAGGCATTAGACTCGGCTAAGTGGAAAGAAGTTACTGACGGGTTTAACGCAGCCCGCATTAAAGATGATCCGAATGCGGTTCGTCGCTTACAGATTGCCAGAGCCAGAGGTGAGTTGACTACTGACATGGTGATAAAGGCTGCTGGGTCGCTGACGCTAAATTCCCAAGAGCAATACTTTGGGTATGCGCTGACAGTCAGCAATCAGGAAAACGGCATTGCTTTGGACAAGGCGCGTGGCAAACTAAAGTACACCAAAGACATTGCTGCGGCAGTCAATAAGACAGCGGCAGACATTGAGGCGCAGAATTCTTACATTGCTGTTGAGACAGAGTTTAACAATAGATTCTTGGCGCATCGTAAGACGATTGGTGAGAAGGACTACAAGCCTTGGAATGCTACTGAAGAGATGGATAAGCTGTTGGCAGGCGCTGTTGCCGACAAGCAAAAGCGTGTGGTCGATGGTGCGCGTAGCCGTGTTGATTCGTTTACCAGAACGTACTTGTCTAAAGACAAGAAGTACACGGATGCTGATGTCCGCAAGCAGATTCAGTTAAGTATCGCTGGGCAGAAGAGCGACATCAATACGAAGCTGACACCAAAGGATTTGCAGATTTATATCAACGATCTTGATACGTTGCAGAAGGGTCAATAATGGACTTCGATCAGGAGTACATGAAGGCAAAGATGATGAAGTCTGGCGACCAGCCGCTTGATATGCGGTTGGATGCCGATGGTGTCATGCGTTACTACTTGCCCGAAGAACAGGCTGTAGCAGAGGAAGCGCCTGCCGAGCCGATGCCTTCGTTGCCTGAAGTCGTTGTGACAGGTCAACCAGAGCCTGTCGCAGCACAGAAGCCTGCAAAGAAGAAACCGGTAGCCCAGCCAAACCAAGGCCAGCTTGACCTTGGATATGCGACAAGTAAGTTCGAGCCTGCTGGCGCTATGGGTGCATTGAAGACGGTTGGCGAGATGATCCAGTCTGGTGCTGAGAAGATTGACTTTGACGTGCTG